CAAACTTTGAGAAATATAATTACTTCTATTTACAATTGGATATTTAACGATGAAAGTCACCAACGAGATGAACTAATTAAATTTAAGCTTTCTTTCATAAAAAGCTTACTCTTAGGCTTTTTTTCTTTTATTGCCACTATATTAGGTATAGCATTAACGATTAAAAACTTATTCTTTACTTAAGACGAGTTAATTTTTATAGAGCACAATTAATAAAGGATGTTGTATCATACGACATCCTTTATTATATAACTTACCGTAGTTACAAAAGCTCATTCCTCACTGCGACACAGGAAGTTTCTCAGCGTAAAAAAACACCACATGAGAGTGTGTGGAACGTAAAAGTTATTTTACTGGTACCGATGACTTTATTAAATCTACAGTAATGGGACTATTTTGTCCTAATTTATATGCTTTATCCCATGCTGTGTTTTTTTTGTGAGTTTTTTCAACCATGTCCCAAGCTGACACTCCATCATACTCATCAATAACATCTTTTATTAAACTACTAATATATTCAGAATCCTCTTCTCTGAATATTTTATATGTTATTGGAGTAGTAGCATTACTTATCACACTATATACAGACTGATCATCTTTTTCAGTAAGTACGTCACTTTGCCCCCTGTATACTGAATAAACTTCTTTAACTACAGGCCCATAATCAAAGGCTAAAAATCTCTCTTTAAATAACTCTATTTTTCTGTTTAAAAAATATCTTTCATATACTATATAAAGTAATTTTTGAAGTTTAAGTGGAGTAGTAGGTTTCAACATTAAAATATATCTCGCTATATCCATAGCATTTAATCCGTGAGGAGATTTAGCAACGTTTTTAAAGTCAAAATATTTTTCGAAAATGGTTACATTTTCAAAAAAACTATCTTTTTCCTTTATACTTTGAATTGTATCTTTTGACGTAGTAATCAAATGTGTATAAAAACCAATACCTAATTCTGTTAAATCTTCTTCATAAAGTTCTATTTTTTCAAGATCTTTTTTTTCAGTTATAGTCATATGGAATGCTAATCTTCCTTCATGGTCATATTCTTCCAAAATTATTAAATAATGTTTGTACATTTATCTCACCACCCTACTTTTTTTCTAATTCACTTTCATATTCTTCCCAATTTAAATAATCTTGCTTATATATTTTATGCGATTTTTTATTATTCTTATGATCTTTGTTTAGCCATATTTGAAGTTCACACGGAAAACAAAAATTATCAATCTTAAAATATAAGTGAATTGCTTTATAGTCATTTTTACTAGCGTCTACTATCTTTATTTTACCATTAAAATTCTCATAAACATACTCATTTAATATATTATATACATTATTTAAATCAATATCGCTTTGTAAAGTGAATCTATACCCTAACAAATCATTTAAACATTTAATAATAGGATACTTTCCTTTACCATTTTTTGCTTGATATTTTAAAAGTTTGTTATAAATAGACCTTTCATTTTTAATACGTTTATCTATTTCTAATTCTAACTCTTCATCAATCAATAAGATTCTATTTTCTTTCTTTACTATTTCTTTAAAAACCACTACATTATCTAACAACTCACTATCAATATACGTATTTTTATCATCCAAAAAATCACAAACACATTTCTTTTTAAAATTAATTTTATTATTTCTTAGTTCAACAAAGGTATCAGCGTAATTAGTCATTCTTTCATAGATTACAGAAATTATTTTTTTAAGAAAATTCAACTCATCATCATAAGACATATTTTACTCCTAATCAAATATAGTTCTGTTAAGTATAACTCTATATTTTCTTAGAAACAATCAAAATTACAACAATATATTATAATTTAAAAAATTAATCTTCTTTACTTCCCAAATCTCCTTATATCATCAATATGAAACTCTGTATTCGGGTATTGCTCTTACAACCCTTTTAAATCTCTTTTCTTTCATCATCTTCACCGATATTATCAACAAACACTGGTGTAGCTACATTTAAGTCTACTTTCTCAGTAAATAAGCTATGGTACCTACCGAGTAAATCACGAGCTTTTAAACGATCACTAGTCTTAATAGGTACATCTACTGTTTCCACATGTTCGTTATATACAAGGTTCATGCGTCCTGTATCTGGATTGCGCTCAAATGAGCTCCTCTTAACCACAACTTCCTTTGTTTCAGTCTCATCACCTATTGCTGATTGTGTTAATAGGTACAACGTCTCTTTGGCCGACAAAATGGTATCGTCCATAATCTCGTCTTTCTTACTTTTAATGTATTCGTCTACTTTGTCTTTTCGTAATAACCTACTACCTGTTACGTGTGCACTATTGGGGCTATATCCTGCTTTTATAGCGCTTTGAGTAACGTTGAGTGTCTTAATATACTCATTCGCAAAACGTTCTTGTTTTGGCGTTAATTTTTCCATATCATCACTCCTTATAACTAGAATGAGCCTACCCATTTAAGGATAGGCAAATTGTTTAATTATCTTCGATTGTTACTTTGTTTCACTTCATCAATCGCATTTTTATAACGTTCAGTAAGTGGTTTAATTTCAACGCCACCATACTGTTCATTCTTAGTAATAACTACACCAGTTTTAGCCATTCCTGTTTGGTTAATGACGCTATATTCAAACATTAAGTTCTTGTATTCTTCGTTTGTAGTGTATGGATATAAAACACCTTGTTTTAATTCCTCGAGTTTAAATGCAACTTGACGTTGTTGTGATTCGTTTAATTGATTGTCATATTTTTGTTGCAACAAGCTTAATTCATAAATGTCAGTGTTCGTTTCATCTTTACTATTGATGTAGTCTACAATCTCATTATCGTTATAGAATGATAATCTAGCTTCTAAATTCTGACGTTTAATAATTTCAGTTTGTGGATCTTTAACATTATCTTGTTGGCTTTCTTTTTCAACCTCATTACAGCGTTGCTCTATTTCATTTAATCTATCCGTAGCAAACTGTTTAAAGTTATTTTCGAGTTCAGTAACTTTGGGCTTTTGTTGTTCGTCTATTGCCTCTAAACGATAGCCTTGCTTGTATAAACGCTTAGTGTCTTCGATTAATTTATTTACTTCATCTAATAAATCTTTATACTTTCTGTTATCGAATAATACACTCCATACGTCTTGTGATGTACCTTGATAAGTAGTTGTTGTCATAATATATACCTCTTTCTTTTTAATTTGCTTTTAAAAGCTTTTCTTGTCTTGCTCGTTTCATACGCGCTTTAATTCTTTCTTTTCGTGCCTTACCTTCTGCCCTACGTCGCTCTTTATCAGCTTTAATTTCTTCTTGTATAGCAGTATTTCTATTATTCTTATCTTTACTATCTATGTGGCTTATATCCTCGCATATGCGTAATATAAGGCTCTCATCAGCTAATACGTCATCTCTTTGATACCTCTTTATCTGACGTTGTTCACTTTCACTATAGTTAGATAGTATTATGTTAAACTTCTTTAAATCATGGTTAGATTTATGCTTAAATTTTTCTAGCTTCTCACGTTCTTCGATAATACTTAATGCCAAATCTTCTATGTGGTTTGATTCATAGGACAACTGCATAGTGTATGGATCAATAAACATTCTTGGATAATGTAAAGCGTACATATCATCAATGCGTTGTTCCCATTTATCAAACTCACTTTTTAAGAATGCAGCATTGTACTTAGTTTTGAGTTGAATAACAGCATATCTTTGTCCTACTCCCAAATGCTACACCTCTTACACGCTTAGTTTTCGAAGTACATCTAATCTTGCTTGTGTTCCTAACATTTGACGTTTGACACTGTAAATAGCTTGTTTCTTATCATCTTCATTTCTGATAATGAAATAGCCTCTAGAATCTTTCTTATAGCTATAACCTACTGGATATTGATAGTTAATAATTAAGCTAGTAATAACTTGTGTTAGCCATCTATCATTGGCTTTATTTAGGGGATAACCTAGTTGATTCAATATCTTAGTCTTAGTTACATACTTTTCATTTGAGTTCTGAATTATGTCATAAACTCTTAAATATTCGTTTGGTACAGATTGATTTTTATTTAATGTATCTATCATGTTTTATTCCTCGTTTTATTTAGTATTCCCTTTCTGTTTACTAACTCCCTAAAACGGTACTGATACATTCAATTTTTCTCCACACTCTAATTATATCAAAATTACACTAAAAATACAAACTTATGTTCCTGTTTTAACTCATTTTATTTTTTACTTAACAATCCTAATAAACATTGAATTAACAACTTTTATAAGTGTTTTTCATATACTATCACACACTACGACACAAGAACATATGTTCTAATTAATTTGCATTTTAACCCCTCATGAAAATTAAGCGCTTAGCTTTTTTTAGTTTTTATATAGGAGCCACACACTACATGTGACCCCTTATTTACCTACTTACTCACACTATAGTACGATTCTTTCAATTCACTTAACTTACGCTCTAACGTCTTATAATCGTCTTGTGTAGCATTCTCATCTTGTACAAATGCAGTAACCAACTTTAATCCCTCAACTAATTCTGTTGCTGGTTCATTAATCCCTGTTGCTAACTGATACAACATTTCAATATTACCTATCACATCAGCATTACTGGACTGAATGCCCTCAACAGTATCTGAGTCAAAGCCTTTTTCCATATAGTCGAACACATCACTATTATTAGATTCTGCGTAAGTTTGTAACCCATACATAAAAAACTCATCATTAAATAGATTATCAGCCATCATATCGCTTATAGAGAGCGTTTTATCATCATGTAATTCATAACCTGCATAATAACCATCAATACTTCTTATAAGCCCCTCAGTGTGCTTAGGAGAAGCTAACTCAAACGCTTTTCTCACATTACAATCCTTGATATATATGTGACCGTATAAATTACCATTCATAACTACATAAACCATATCAAACGGATCATTATATATTTTGAATCCAAACGGTGTTTCTCTACTATTTTCTAATAATCCAGTGTAATATCTTAATAACGTACCTGCTCTTGTTTCAAATTGATTTGCGATAATTTCTATATTCATATTATTCATCTCCTATTTGGTCCATCTCGACTGTATCGAGATTCAACTTTTTAATATCAAAACTTGGGCCGTCTTCATAATTTGAAACTAAATCACTGTCATGTAAATCAATGTTCGAGCCTTTAACTACCGTAGCAAGTTCTATTGGACAATAAATTATTTCGTCTCCCTTTCGATATTCAACAAAGTAATTATCTTTGACCAATACAGTTTGAGTAGAAGTATTGCTACAAAACCTATTGAAAATTTCATCTTTTTTATTCATCTCAAACGCGCTCCTTTTATTCTTTTATAAACTTCACTATCTCCTAAATCTTTGATACTTCTCTCGCTCAAATTAAAATGCCAATTTAATTGAGTTTTATCTTTTACATCAAAACCAGCTTTTAACATAGCACCCTTAAACTGACCATTTGTTATATAGCTACCTTCAAATGTGTCTTCTAATTTTTTACGGTATTCTGTTTCAAACACGTGTTTTAATCCATAAGAAGAATGCCTCATATTAAAAGACTTTATTTTATCTAGCGAATTACAAAATTCCATCAATGCACATTTCTTATCTTCATTTAATTCATCAAAATGTTCTGGTTTATTAATATCTATAATTTTAAATTCTCCTTTACTTTTAATAAGTAGCACAATGCTACCAAAAACTACTCATATGCTACCTGCTTAAACCCAGTCACACCAATGGTTAAAGATAAAAAAGTAGCAGTATTAAGACTTTTTCATACTCACATATATATTTTTATAGTGTTTTTATTATTAAAATATTTTCAATCTCTTAAAATCAATGCTACTGCTACCAAAACTACGAAAAATATTGATATGACAACGTTCATAAAGGTAGCAATATGGTAGTAAAAGGTAGTAAAGCACTACCTTTTTTGTTTTTTAAATCCCCATCTAACATTATTTTCTGTATATTTAACAGAACGTTTCCATTTAATACCATAGTTATTTTCTAAAAGTGTGATGAAATCATTCTTTTCTACTGGCTTTCTAATAAAATTGTTATGGCACCATACTTTATAATCTTTGTATGTTTCTGCACCTGGACGCTCCAAGAAGAAATCAACACTTCTATTTTCAAGATATTCACTTAAAGGATTATTATTGTCTGAGAATAACTCAGAACTTCTATCAGAGCGTTCATTAGGTGTGATATATGTGCCATCACGTTGTAGCATATCGGCCAATGTATCAACAGCTAATTTCAATACATATTCTTTAGCACTTTCACTATAGATTATGTTAGTGCTTTCAGTAATGCTCAAACGATCTTCATCATCCTTAAAACTGTAGTTAAATGGTATAATGTGCAGTCGCTTATTAATTTGATCGCCACTTTCTTTAAACTTCGGATAATGGTTACTAGCTATAATAAATGGCGTTTGCATACGTACCGAATGACTGGCCTTACCTTTTTGCTCAATCTCTAAATAACCACCTGTGATAGCCGTCTTAATGTTTCCAGCATCTTCTATTACAACATTGGGTAGATCATCAACAATGTTGGCCATTTTTCCATATATACTAGAACCTGCAAAATGGTTATTTGCTAATCTTTGAGGGCTTACTGATGATATTTGATTACCACTATCAAATGTGGCTTTTATTATATGTTGCACGGTAGACTTACCATTATCTGCGACTGTACCCAGTAAATAAATAATTTGATCAATAAGAATTTTCGGGTATAAAACTTGTGCAAACATTTCATATATATTCATGATAGTTGCTTCGTGATTACAAGATACTTTTCGTATTGTTGTATCTACAAATTCATCATACGCATTAGGATTATAAGCAGTAGGTAGTTTATTAATAACAAAAATATCTGGTGTAAATGTTTTAAATGCTTTCGTCTTATAATTAACTAAACCGTTTTTAACAGCGACATATTCTTTATTAACTTCACTTCTAACATCACACATATCAACAATGTAATTTCTAACTTCTTTAACAGAATTATCTTTTAAAACGTCTAAACTCCTAATAATCTTACGTAATTTACGACCTGTTTTATCTAGCTCATAAATACCACTTTGAGCATTATAAATATAAATATCACCATCAGAATCAGGGTATCTGACAATGTGATATTCCTGAGAAATATATTGGGCCATAATAGTATGATTGAATTTAGGTTTTTTATTTTCATCACCATTTGGATAAAACCACCAGGAACCATTTTGAATTTTCTTAGTTTTAGATTCATTATTGGGTTTGATATAAACTTCTTTTTGGTTATTTATAGCCTTATCTAATTCTAATTGTCCCCAAGTAGTGTTACCACGCTTAGAATCCCATTTATCGGTTAGATTGTTATAACTCAAAAATATACGTTCCATTTGAGCCTTATCTTTACTAGTATAGAAAGCTAGGTAATGCAAAAGGCTTTGGACACCTTCACTAGGACTATCAAAATATAGTTCATAATTACCTTTTAACAAATTACTGATTTTATCTTTTTGTTTGGATTTCAACATAATGTTAATAACATCTTCATCAGAAAGATTACTTTTATCATTAGAATGATATGTGATAGTAGTTTGTGTTGGTTCGTCTTGTTTAAAAAATCTAACGTATAGATTGTTTAATACTTCTTGATCATCACATATTTCACTTTGTCCAATTGATTCACCGGTAACTGTCATGAATCTTGCTGTGTCATATAGCTCAATATCTAAATCTGTACGCTTTTTCTTTCGTTCTGAAGGTAAATAACCTTTAAAGAAACAGTGTAGGCCCGTCCCACTTGGCGACTTTTCACAATAAGTTAGTTCAACCATTTCTAATGCTAAATCTGATATGATTTGACCGTTCTCATCAATCGCATTATCAATATCTAATACAATATAATTATCATCATTGCTTAGCATGAAGCCGATACCATCATAAATATCATTTTGTTCATATATTGCATTGATAGCGTCAAAAATAGTCCATGTATCACTATTAGTAGAACTCGCTTTATATCCAGCATAGCTATAAGGTACTTTTCCATATAGCTGTTGTTTCTCGACCCATTCAGCACGCCACAATACCCATTTAGGCAATTCAATTAATTCGTCGGGTATTTCTAGCGCATTGACTTCAAGTATCTTATTTTTTTCTTTAATTGCCATTGAATCCCTCCATTTGATACAAACAAAAGGACAAAGATGTTATAATAAATATGTGCAATTTATTAATTGTCCTTTTGATTGTTAAATATTAAATTTATGCGTTATCTGATTCTGTCGCCAAACTTACATCAGATGCGCATTTTTCTATTTCTTGAAACTTTTTTATAAAACCGTCTAACTCTTCCAAATAAGAAAGCATTAATTCTGTAACTTGTTCGTTGTGAATTCTATGTTCGTTATACGCTAGACCATAATTAACCACTTCTTCTTTAGTTTTTAACGATCTCTTCGTAAATCGTTCATCTACAAACCATGTATGTGTAGTCGCTACATCTTCCAACTTTTCTTTTACTACCTCTATATCACACATTAAATTTTTAATTTCCCAATTCATTAATCTTCGTCCTCCACTTCAACATCTGGATATACTTCATATTCTTCGTCGTATTCATCATGAAACTCATTCATATTAACAAAAATTCGTGCTTCATCTTCAACAGTTAACCCATGTAATACTTCAGCAGGACATTCTACATAACCTAGATGTTTAAGCGCTTCAACTCGACGAATACCATCAATAATATATAATCCATCTTCTCTCGCACTAACTGTGATATATCCAATTGCAAGTCTTTCAAAATTTTCAACAATACCATCTGCATTAGGATTATTTGATGAGCGATAGCTATAATCTACTTTCAAATCATTAATATTTACTGTTCCAATTTTTCTATTCATTTTTCCATTCTCCTCTTCAAATTCAAAATTATTTTCTATTTGTTGCAATGTCCATTCAATAAATGCCTCTAGATTCTTTTCACGATTTACTGTTTCAGTCCATTCATTATTGCCTTCTTTAATAATGTGGTTATACTCTGCTGATTTACTATTAACCACTGATTCTAAAGTGTTATAGATATCTTGTATGATTTCCATTTGTTCTTGGTTCACCTTATTCAACCTCCAAAAATAGTCCATATGCTGATGTTAAAAAATAAACTCCAAATGCTATAAATATATCTGTCAAGAATGCTACTGATAAAGTAACTAGAGTGATTACTACAATATATGTCAATAAGATTTTCATTTATTTATCTCCTTAATCATTTGCTTGCGGGCAAGATTTTTTATTGTTTTTGCGATAATAAAAATTCTTCGACTTCATGACGATCATAGTAATAACTTCGTCCCTGTTTACGTTTAGTAAGTCCTAAACGTTCCCACTCTGTAACATCACTATGTGTACATCTGTATAACTTCCTTACTTCTGTTTGTGTAAGCCACCGTTTCTGTTGTTGTTCTATCTTTTGCTGTGCGATTTGCTCGGCCAATTTCAATATGCCTTTTGCTAATTCAATAGAAGCGGCTTCGCTTAAAATTGATTGTTGTTCTGCCATATTTAAGCCTCCTCGACAGTGATATTGAATATATCGTTAATCTCTACATTAAGTATTTTGGCCATTTTCTTTGCTAATACTGGTGACGGTGTTCTTTTGCCATTTACAATCTGATTAGCATAAGAAGTATTAATATCTAATGCTTTCGCAAATTTAGATATTGAAAAACCTTTTTTAAATAAAGCAATTTTAAAATCAATTATTTTACTTTCCACTTTCATATAAACACTCCTTTTTGAAGTTAAATTTTACATATTTACGCATTATTAGGTTTTTTTCGTAAATATTACCTTCAAAATAAGTATGCCACATATCAAAAAATAAAGCAATATTCATTTACGTTTTTTTCTTTTATTAGTGGATTTTTATAAACAAAACGTTCATAATAAATTCAGGAGGTAAATTATGATTTTATGTACATTAAAAAATTATATGAAGCTATTTGGAGCTACACAGTCACAAATTTCTGAGCAAACCGGTATAACAAGACCAACTCTTTTATCATTGATACGCAATGAGAATAAAAATATTAAGTACGATACTATTGATGAATTATGTAACTTTTTTGGTATTCAATTAAAAGACCTTTTAATATACTCTCCTGTGAAAATTAAGCAAAAATCATTTAATATTAAAACTATTATCGAGGAATACGAACATATCAATGAAAGTTGGAAAACCTATGGCGTTTCAATCACGTATGAAATAAATAATGAGGATTTTATTTTCGAGGGATCTATTGACCCAATAGATTTAAAAACATTTAAAAATAAAAAGTTTGAAAATGGAACATTATATCTAAATTGTAATTGCTTTATAGAAAAAGATAATTATGAAAATCTTTTAAAAGCAGGATTTAGTAAAGAATTCTTTGACTTATATAATGATTTAAACCAAATAAAAAATAAAATAGTTGATAAACTACCATTTGAATTAGATAGTGATTTATTAATATTTAATATATTCTTTAATGTGAGAAATGCACCATCTTTAGAAGAGTATAAAGAGGAATTACAATTTTTACCGACTGATAGTTTAATAGATTTAAAAAATGAAATAGAGAGGTATTTAAAATAAATTCTTCTTAAGAGTAAATACATATCATTAATGCATCAAATAATATTTTAATTTTCAATAAAACAAGTTTTCAAGCTAAAAATCATAGTATTCGTTAGTACCCACTTCACTTACGAGTTCATACATACTATTTACACATTAATATAGCATTACATAGTCGTTAATATTTAAATTTAATTAAAGGAGAAAGATAGAATGTACTTTAATGATTGGAAAGTTACTATTAACGGAAAAGGCTCATATAATGTTGTTAGTATCTTATATGAATTAGCAGAGTATGTTCAGTTAAGTGAAGAACACGTATTAGAAATATTGTAGCATTACAAAAATAAACATGGTATCGGAACTCACTACGGCGATTACTCTATTACGTTTGAGCCGTTGAGGGTTTTTAAATATCAATCAATTTAATTAAAGGAGAAATGTAGAATGAAAAAGGTTTTATTTTTAATGTTTGTAAGTTTGTTGGTGTTAGGTGCATGTGGACAAGACGGGGATAAGTCGAATAAAGCTGATAACAAACAGTCCGAACATAAAAAGTCGAATGACCTTAAAAAGAATAAAGATGAGAAATCAGATAGTAAGAAAGATTCAAAGAATAACTCTAGTGAAGATAAACAACAAGCTAATTCAGATAGTAATGATACGTCTAGCAATGAATCTCAAAGTACATCTAAAAACAATAATGGCAAAGCGCAAGATAACAATGGCAACAATGAACGCATACAGGGTGAAAACGTTACTCAACAACAAAATAACCAGCAACAATCTAATGATAATCAAACAGAACAACAAGACCCTAACTCTCCTAGTTATCAAGAATATTTAAATGCTAAAAAGCTTACAGAAAACATTCAAAATAATCCTGATAAATATCAACACATGGGTGGTGGTCCTGGCATGACGTTGTCTAGTCCCAACCAATCGTATGACAGTTTCAAACAAGATGTAACTAAAGCAAGAAATGAATCACAAGTGTTACAACAATAATTTTACGGGTAGCATGCCTACCCTTATTATTTTTTTACCTACAACAACAATATTAATACTATTACCGCACCAATGAGTAACCACTCTCAAAGGTGTGTTCAATCCAATCAAACGCATGCGGGCAAGTAGAAAGGATTGATTTACCATGATTAAAAAATATACTAAAAAAGATGGTTCAACTGCTTATATGTTTGTTGCATATCTTGGCATTGATCCAATTACTCGTAAGCAGAAGCGGACAACAAGACGTGGCTTTAAAACTGAGAGAGAAGCCAAAATTGCAGAGGCTAAGCTGCAAACAGAAGTACAAGCTAATGGCTTTTTAAACAACGAAATAACGACGTTTAAGCAAATATATGAACTATGGTTAGAACAATATAGAAATACAGTAAAAGAAAGTACCTATCAGCAAGCAATGACAACGTTTAAAATGATGATACTTCCACACTTTGAGAATATGGCCATTAAAGATATTACCGTGCCACATTGTCAAAAAGTATTGAATGAATGGTATAGAATATATTCAGAAACGAAAAAGGGGCGTATATATGCGTCTACTATCTTTGAGTATGCTATTAGTTTGAAGATCATAACTGATAATCCATTTAATCACATAAAAGCACCACGTAAGAAAAGTAATCAGAAACATGAAACAATGAAATACTATACAAGTGATGAATTGCAGCAGTTTTTAGAGCTTGTAAAAGATAATGTATTACATCATGCTTTATTTCGTACACTTGCCTTTACTGGTATCAGACGGGGCGAATTAATGGCTTTAACATGGAATGATATAGATTTTACTAATCAGACGTTAAGCGTGAATAAGACGCTTGCAGAGGGCTTAAATCATAGGCAATTTATAGATACTCCTAAAACTCGTTCATCTATTAGAACGATCAGCGTTGATAGTAAAACATTAGAGGTATTAAAAGAGTGGCGTACTCAACAACGTGTGTTATCTCTTAAACACGGTCATAATACATCTAGCAAACATCAAGAAATATTCACGAATGTAGAAACGAATAAACGACTAAATAGAGTATATGCTAATGAAACTTTGAATTTGATATGTAAGAAAAATAATTTTAAAAGGATAACAGTACATGGTTTTAGACATACACACTGTTCATTATTATTTGAAGCGGGCTTATCTGTTCAAGAGGTACAAGATAGATTAGGTCACGGGGATATACAAACGACAATGGGAATATATGCACACGTTACTGAAAAGCAGCGTGAGAAAGTGGCCGAAAAGTTCGCAAATTATGTTAGTTTTTAA